CAAGATCAACATATTCAAACATTTCTTTGAACAAAGAGATGTATTTTTCGTACACTTCCTTGCCATGATAAAATAATTCATGCATGGCGGAATGTACCACGGCAATTAGCACATTTGCCTCATCACCGGGAGATGCCATTGTTGTATATAAGGACTTGTGAATAGAACTAATATCTAATACACCAATTCTATGTCCAATGCTCTCAATATAAACACTTCGCCTCTTAAGAAAATCTACGTTATCAAATTGCATGTATGGAACAATATCACTTTTCTTGTCAGGCATCGTAACTTTAATGCCGGTATACGTCGATAAATAATTTTCGTAAGTTACTAGGGAAAAATCTTTTCCCGGAGCCACGCTAGCAACAAAATCATCACCATATGTAATATTAGCAACAAATTCACGAAAATTGTGCGGTTCATACATAAAATGCTTGTAAAAAGCGCACCTTAACAAAATACTATTGCAAATTGAATTCAATACCGATGTTAAATTGTGACCACTTGGCGTTGTTCCATGTAATCGTATTAGAGTACCGTTAAAATTAATTAACGGGTTTGCCAACATAATAGCTAAGCCCCTCATAATGATTATATCACGATGTGAATAATTTCCTGTGCGTTCGGCAAAATGAACCAATACGTATGCGGCCTCTCGCACAAGTACACTCGGGAGCGTGGTATCCCACCCTTTATAGTCACCTGCAATTATGCGATCACGACCAAATTTAGAGACATGACCATCAAGAGCATCCCACTCTAAAGAAAAAGGGTTTATACCAACGGCACACTCTGAATCTAATGGGTGAAGACATAAAGCACGGATGATGGGTAAGAAATATTTTCGCACTCCTAATTGCATGCCTATGTCAGCCGCCTGAAAGATGCGAACCTTTTCCTTGGTTTTCTTGACTGGTTCATCTTTCATAGTTGCTTTAAAAATAGAAGTTGGTATTTTAAAATTTGCTAATTCTTCTTCCATGTCATACCATCGTTTCCAAATGCGTGGGTCGTTAAAGGCGTATATCCTGCGACCATCAGGTTCAATTCTTACCACTTCCATATATCCAATCTTGGGCTTCCCTAATGGATAACCCATCGAAGTATCCCGATTTAACGGTGTCATAAAGCGTGAATTGGGCATACCATTTACCACAGTTTCTTCATCAAGTGGTTTTATCTTGTTTTTGTGTATATCAATTACATGATACAAACCTTCCTCGTAATCCTTCAAAGCCATTTTAAACTCACGTTCAGGTAAATATGTTGAAACACGAGAAGTGCCATCAAGATTTAACCACCATGAATACCATGATTGTTTACCATTTGGACCACCATAAGGCGGACTCGAATACAATTGTGGCCCTAATTTCTTTTCCAAAAAGGGAGTTGCAATGCTTTCACGCACCTTAGTTTTGGGGGTGCGACCACCAAAAACTGAACCGAGCACGGAAAAATTCCGTTCTTCTACAAAATTAACAGGGCTTTTACGATGAATCTCTGAACTAAATTGTAAATCGACATCATAAATCGTAGTGGCAACGTCTTCTGCACTATGTACTACAAATTGTTCTGGCAATTTGTGCAATATTCCTTTCAGTTGTGATGTTGGAATGGAAGCTGATATACCAATACTAATATCAGAGGTGCCAATCAAATGAAATCCTATGATACGTGGATCCGCATCATTAGATAAAATAAGAGACATACAATCTCCAGGTGCCCAGTCACGCCTTGATGTTTGAACATGTACACCGTGCCAATTCATAGATAAACCGTCACGTGTATAATTCATCATCTCTTGTTTCCTAACATTGCCAGGGCATTCTTCAATTTTCCCTGTTAACTCGCGTTTGACAACAACAACCTGTCCAGCATAAGATGGTTTAATGGTTATTAAATCGGTAATATCTTTAAAAATACCTCCACCGTTTACGCGAAAAACAATTAGATCATAACCTTCTATACGAATACCGGTTGAGATCACCACTTCTTCAGACCAACCTGAATTAATCATTTCAGACCTAACAAATGTTAGCTTAGCAGTGATATATGGTGCAACCCAATTCACACCATCCCGCTCATACACCATGTGCAATGGCATCATAACAACATTTCCTACCAGCATTATCGCGTTACAATATGTCGCCATTTCCTTAATTCCATTCTTAGTAGTAGCACTAGTAATTTTCACAACAACAAGATTTTTAGAACAAGTTCTGACGAAATCACCTATTTGTCGAGTTGATTTATTTGAAGTTTGTATAGTATGAGCCCAAATGTTTGTTTTGACTTCGCGTCGTTCGGCCTCCTCAACAGTACCAGGGGATAACACGCCACCTTGGTGTTCATTCACTTTGTTTTGACTAGTGTATAAGCGAATTCCCAATCGGATCAAATCAACAGTCGTATATAAAATTGCAAAAACAGCTGCATTATGAACAAAACCAGTCACTGAAAAGAAATTGTCTTTATCAATATAATCAGTATATTTCCATGTATTAAATCGAGAACCGACACCTATGGAACGAACATGTTGTAATCTCCGATAAACAGCCATATATGTGAAATATGAACTAATACAAATATATATACACAAATAAATAATACAAAAAATGAAAATATATATAGTTGTCCATCGGGCAAATACATGTTGCCAGCCTACACAAAACAACAAAATACAAAACGAAACAATGAAACTATAACGAATTTGATTATAAATACATCGCCTATGCCAATAAACATATGCATATTCAAAATATTTGTGATTGGTAATAAAACTAGGTAAAACACTAATATTAAAATCGATGAAATTATCTATGCTCAAAATAATATTACGCGATATCACACTAACTTTTCTTTTGGATAATATTTCAAATACTTTACGTTCCCACCATGTGGGGAACAATGATGCATATATATAGCTAGTAACTCGCAACCATATAGCAATACCTGAGTAGTGATAAAACCAATTGCTCAATAAACCAATCACACTTACATTCAAAAAGGACATTAAATAAATAAAATATTGATTGTAAAAATAATCAGCGACAAAAGATTGTTCTTCCTTAACGATAGGTTCATCATCAGTAGTACATTGACACCATTGTTCTATCATGTTGCAATCAGAACAACAAGAAAAAGAACTTTCGTCTAAACGTTGCTTTTCTATAAAGGCGCGCTGCATAGCAAAATGTTTCTTTGTTTCATTATATAAAAATCGAAGATAACGTTCAATACCAATGTTTTTCATTTCTCCCAAGTCATCATTCACCAACCATAAATCATAGTCCTCAGCCATATTAGCCAATTTAGAATTATGCTTCTTCTTGACCGTGAAAACACTAATATTCCATAGATCTTCAATATAGCCATGACGAGTAGCTTTTTCTGCTTTTCGCGAATCTAATTGACCATTAGCATCCGCAAACTCGTCCTTAACTCGTATGTCGATATGCAGATTACATCGACGCACTACGGACATTGGTTCAACAGACCAATTCTCAGCAGACAAAGTACGATTGTTTGTAGTGATTCCAACTGCTTTAGCATCCAGCCATATTTTACCCTTATCCGGTATGTCGGCACGATTTACAGACTGAGGTTGGTTGTTAACCAATTTAATTAAAATATCAGCGGGATTTATTTTTTCTTTAGTATGTATAGTATTGCACATATCATCAATAGTAATACCAGTTGTGTCATTACGTATGTTCTCCCAATATTCTTTTTCAGGCTCAATTTTCTTAATATTGGTATCTTGAAATGAGAAACCATTATATCGTAAAATCTCGCGCACTGTTATTAAATTAAAAGAAGTTTTTCCCACACCTGATGTACCCCAAGTCTTAACACAATATGGAGCAATTCTCAAAGTTTCAGATTTTTGAGTCAAAATAATATCATTTTCAAGAGCGAGTACAGTTCGCAGTAATTTTCGACAAATAACAACCTCAATTGGTTTAACATTGAGTTGAGCCGCACGGATATCATCGGCCAAATCGTAAACTAGACCACATAACACAGCAAAATCTTGTCGACACGATCCTTGAACATGATTTTTAACCATCAAAGATAAATCCTCAACACGAATTTCAAGCTCAAGCATTTTATCCGATGTTACAAACAAAGGGCGCATACTCTTTTTGCAAAAACACTGATAACCTTGTTTGAAGAAGAAAATAATAGATGATAAAGTTGAATCCATCACATCGATCATATTTGTTCTTCTTTCGTCAAAAGCCTGTATAGCAAAGATTTCAAAGCCTTTAACATGCCAACAACTAGGTTGCACCAAACCAATAGTACATAACAGTGATGCTATAATTCTGGCATGTGACACAAATGGTTTATTCAACAAATTTCTGAAGGAATGACCACAATCGCCACCTGTATCTTTAAGTATATCATCTGCCAAACTTTGTTCTGTCTCATAAAACAAGGCTGCGCGAATACATTTAACTAATGATCCAGTTACAGATCGTGGCAATAAAGACATTGCATATTGGACAACATGTAAAGAAACTGCTGTCATATCATTACGATATTTAAAAACGGCCCACGCTGCAACCAATGTTGTTTCAACACGTTTAATGGTCGTATCATTATTGCCACAACAATTATGAATAACGGTTAACGCCTGTAATAAATAATCATATAAAAGCACAGTATCATCATTTCCATCTTCAGCAGTGTGTTCATCACAAAAATTTCTAAAGAAATCATCAGCATATTTTCCATCCAACGAATAAATACGACAAATAGCCCGCATTAATCTAATGCGTTCTTCTTTATCCGCTTTCGAGCGGACTATTTCAGCAAGTAACATATCATGTTGCTCCTGAATCATGGGTGCTGGAAAAATTCCAAATAGCTCATCAGCCTCCATAATAGATTCCTGGCGCTTATGCCGCCCACGGAATACGACCTTCTTCTTACCTCCACTTTTGTTTTGGTTGAGGGCATTGCCTCTCTTCGCGTGCATCTTCATATCGTTATTCATGATCTATTCAAAATTTAAATAGCCATGAAACACGATAGAAGAAACACGCACTAAATTAGTGCGTACTTCATCTATCTGACCAAGGTGTAATCATTTGGGGGGAATAAATCCGGGCCAAACTTTCCGCGATACCCACAGGAAGCAAGCTTCCGATGCATGGACATATCACCTTGATTATGTTTCTCGGTGTTAATCAGCGAGTCCTGTAAAAAGAGCTCAGATTCCCACCTGGGCTGGTGAACGTTATTGGATTAAAACATACGCTATTCCGTCGCAGTCACGTATGAGTTTGTTTACCATCCTTTGCTTCACGGTACTTCCGCATTTCACAAAGTTTTTAACAAAGCAGTTTGGGTAGGCTTTTCCCTTCTGCTGGTTGATTCACAACCATAGGCTTTAACGTCGAGCCATCTGACGTATAATAAAATCCACCACTATACTAACCGAGAGTGCCCTACATACCATAAAAGTATGAGGGCAATTTACCCGGGGCAATCAAAAAGACCAGATTACCATCGGACACGGGTTCTCCAAATAAGGAGGTCCGTCGTTTGGACATCTTCATATCTTCTACTAACTAAGCTTAGTAGCAATGCTTTGGGTGGTGACATTTATTTGTTCACAAGTAATGTCATAAAACTTGTAATTTGTATTGAAATGGTCAAACATACTGAAACAGTCATTTACACACATGCACAAAGGCTATCGGTGTATAAGAGATATCACAGCAAGCAATTGCACTTACAATACTTGTTGATTCAAAAGACAGAATGCGAATGAACGCATTCGAAGAAAAATCAACGTGAAGACACATGCACAGCGGGAATACCGCTGTGCAT